GCAGTGATGAATATTTATGTTGGGGTTTCCGCAAATAATACATTTACTGTAATTCTCTTTAGCTTTTTCACGGGCTAGTTGATCAAGTTTGCGAATTTCTTTTTTTGTTATATTTTTATTTTAAATAATTATATCGTCCTTCCGTGAAGTATTTTGTAGGCACAGCAGGACTCGAACCTGCGACATTCCGCAAATCGCAAATACGGTATTTCTCCAAGTTTTCCATCTCTTTCCGTTTATCGGACGGAAGCTCTACCAATTCAAGTTCTTTTCTCGACAATAATCTCTAAATTTCTAAAAATTGTATATCTTCATAGTTTTGTTTCTAAAGTTACAATTGTATCGTTCCGTCCCGCACCGTGAGGCACTAATAAAACATACTCCAGTTCAAAGCCAAGATTTTTTCCCATTCCCCCAGAGTTCCAGCCAAAACTAATTACTCTACCCCCGGGCCTTACCATTCTTGCAATTTCTCGCTTGCATTTAGACCAGTATTCTTTACGCCCCATTTCTGCTGTGAAATCTTTTTCAAGCATTTGGTATTTCCTTTTTGCCTGCGTAAAGGAATATGGTGGGTCAAACAACGCCCCGTCAAATAGAAAATCTTCATCATCAGATTGCCGTTTAAGAAACTCCAAAGCATCTTCGTGATATTCCGCATTTGCTTCTGGGTCAACATCATTTCTACAAGTTGCGGGGCTATTATAGCCAGCAAAGGGGTCAATCCATTTCTGCCCAGAAATTACCTCTCGTTGCAAAAGTTCTTTAATTGGTTTTATTGTGAATGTCCACCGTGAGGGCATAGCCCATATTCGTTCTATTTTCATATATTTTTCTTTCTTAACTCCCATATAAGCGTCTAAATCATCTTCTCTGAATCGTCTGTGTTCGCCCCCAGTTTTGAAAGAATTTAGTTTGCCATTATTCGCCAGTGTCTTTAACGAGTTGATGCTTATGCCGAGATATTTACTTGCTTCTGTTATTTTATAAATTTTCATAGGGTTATATCCATTTAATAGTTGATTCACCTGTATATCCTTTTTCCCACACAAACCAAGCAAAAGCCATTGTGCTTGCCCACGGCTTACCCTTTTCATCTACTGGCGAACCATTACGAAGTGGATAGCGAATCAACATAATTTTTTACCATTGTAATAGGGTCTTTTTTGTCTCCTGATGACGAGCTATTTAATTCGGATTCTGATAATGAATTAAACCACTTGTAATACTCTTTGAGTCCTCTCAAAAGTCCTTCTAAATCGCCATATTTCCATTGAATATTGCTTTGTATTTCTTCTTTCATATATTTTCTCCTTTTAATTTATTAACTACTTCCTCTGCCGTATCCATAATCTTCTGCAATTCTTTTATGGATATGACCTTTTCTAATGGCTCAAAGAAGTAAACCTTTTCTCCGTCTACTTCGTAATACTCTTTTGTAATGTTTGTTATTTTCATATCATTACTCCTTAATTATATATTGTTTGTCATACAAATAACGGACAGATTTTAAATAACGAGTTTTAATTTTTCTTCCGCTGTTCTTTTTTGTTCTTCCTGCTGTTCTAGCGGAAGATTATTAAATTTTTCGCAGTCCTTCCAATAGTCTTCAAAAATATCGTATTGAATTGAAAATAATTCTTTGAAGTCTTCATTGTCCCACGCTTCTTGAGCTTGTTGTTTTGGTATTTTCATAGTTTTAAATTTAGTTATTAGCGCGTTTAATCATTTTTATAGACCTCTGCGGTTTCTTCCAGATTTTGTCTTGCATAAAATTTCATCTATTACATTATTTTCGTAATATTCTCTGGTTTTTTTGAATTCTCTTTCCTCTTCCCATTTGTATTTTTTAGAAATATACTCAAACATTTTCAAGGCTCCCGTTTTGGCTGACCGCTCTAAAAGCGCATCCAAAATCTCGTCAATTTCTTCGGCGTGTTCACGCGTGATTTTGCCTTTTAGATTGAAAATGTCCGATAAGATTATTTTCATAGTTTTAAAATAAAATAAAAGAAAGCGATTAAAAGTCCGATTAAAGTTATTTCAAAAAAATAAAGTAGGTTTATAATTTATTATGTAATTGGTAAATCTTGGCAATAAAAAAAAGCATTATAATTTATGCTCTTTATCCAGTTGATGTATTTTTACTACAATGATTAGCCAGAGCGTCAAGTATATGGCTAATAGAATATCAAATAATCCTATAAAAGATATGAGTAAAAATATCGTTAAGATTTTTAGATAGATTTTATTCATAATAATATTTTATCAAATAATTCGAGATAAGTCAAGGGTTATGTTTTGAGTTATCCACACTTATAAAGTATACTTATTTTCAATATAATTTCCTGCTAAATTTTCATTTCTACCTTTCCAAACTAAATCTATTACAAGTTGCGGTTTCATTGCTTCAATTTTATTTTTAATTTCTTGCGTTCTCGGATAGTCATTTATTTTTCTTCCTATTCTTTTACTCTTAAACCACGCTTGATTATTTCTGCTATCGGTTATCACTTGTATATCTTTTATATTATTGGCTATAGCGTATTCCAAAACTCTCTGTAAGGCTAAAAATTCCGCTATATTGTTTGAACCGCCGATATTATGTTCGTCTATAAGTATCGTTCCTTTACTATCAGCGACAACGCTTATCATTCGCCTTTTAGATAAATCGTGTTGTCCATTTCCACTGCAACCACCATCGATATAAAATGTTTCTTTTAGTAATATCATTTGTTTTTTTTAAAATAATTTATTATCTTATCTAAATACGCCGCCGCCGACCTTGTGTCTTTATTTTTATTTATCCACTTTAATTGTTTAGTTTTAATGCGAATTCTCTTTTTAAATACACTCTTTTTGTAGTCATACATACTAGTGCCCTAATACCCCCCATTGCTATTGCCTTACTGATATGGGATTAGTCCTGTTATGAGCCCTGTCCTGATAGACCAAACCACCTGTTAGGTTAGTTGATATTAGATTGTTAAGAACATTTATTTATTATCTGCAAGGAAAGCCTCTTGTTATCGGGGTTAGCGTTTCACAAGAGTGAAAGGAATTATTCTACTCTAGGGACTTTCCTTTCGCACTAGAATAGAATAATTTATCTCCCTCTTTTTTAAAAAACAAAAGTGCTATCTTCTTGCGGAAGGATAGCACTCTGGTTACTACTCCCGCAAGTAAGTAATAACAAAACTTCTATATTTTCTACTACCAGTATACCACATCTGAAATTCTTGTCAAGTCTGATTGTGGATAACTATTTTAACAATAAACCATTCATTGCATTTTTCGCATTTCATTTCTTCATTGTAAGAAATCATTTCGCCTTTTTCATTGTATTTGCAATCGCCATTCCAAAAATAATTAAATAATATATTTCTGCATTTTTTGCAAATCATTTTTTATTAAAATATTCAAACGCGGCGAGAATTATCGTTCCCAATAATCCCAGCAAAACGAAAAAGCCGTAAAAGATTTTTCCCTGAATATCTTTGATAAATTCATTATTATTCTTGGTAGTGTCGCCGATTAGAGAAACATTTTCTTTAATTTCGTTAATTCTGTGGCAATGAATATCAATGTCTTCTCTGGCTTCTTTGTCGGTGTCCGTTAGCATTCCTATTCTGCGGTTATAGCTTTCGATAATGCGGTCTAGGTCGCGTTTAGTCGCGCAACTTTCCAGTAAAGTGTCTATTTTATCAAGACGCTTTTCGAGGAAGTTAATTATTGTGTCTTGTTTTATGTCTTCGATGTTTGGCATATGTGGATAAATAGTTGATTAAAAATTAGATGTGTGATATAGGTTAAGTAATTATTTTAAAAACCCTATCATCTGTCCTGCTACCTGTTCAGTGATTATTTTTTTGGCTATCATTTCTTTTATATAGTCTTTCTTTTCTTGTTTGGTTTTCATTTTATTAAGTTCGCCAGCGACATATTTTGCTCTTTCCTTATTCTCAACTCCTAGTTGTTTTACTAATCTATCAATGTAATTCAAATTCAAATTTTCATCTATAACAAGTTCATTTAATTTTTTAGCTAATTCGAGGTTTTCTTTTATTAAGCTTGCAACCATTTCCTTTTTTTGTTCTTTAGGAAGATTTTTAAGTTGAGCAAAAGCGTCTTCTGCTTCTTGGTTTAAAATAAATTTATCCCGAGATTGCTCTTGTAAAACCTTTTTAATGTCTCCGAATTTCTTGCTTTTAGACCCGACTTCTTCTTCTGTGAATTGCCTTAAAAATCTACTGACAAAAGGAATTTCTCTTACTGACGGAGTTTCTCCCTTCCCGATAGAAACAAAAGTATTCGCAACTTTTGAAACAAACCTGCCCGCACCTCCGACTAATTGGCTATAAGCGTAATTCATATCGGCAGGCGATATTTCTACACCCATTCCAGATAATCCCTTTGATACTTGAATAAAAGTTTTACCAGTCGCGTTATCTTTTAATGAAGTATAATACTGAATAGAAGCGGGAGCGTTTATGTCCCAATCAGGTCTTATCTTGCTTCCGTACCAACCCAAATTTCTGGCAATTTCAACAGGCATATCTAAAACGGTAGGTGTGATCACTGAAGTTAAATTAGTTCCGCCGACTGGATTATATCCTTCCATAACTGACGCTAAAATTCCGCTTATAGAACTCTTTAAATCTTCTCTTCCCGCCATAACATCTGCCGCATAGTCCATAGAAACTTTAATTGGTTTAATTCCCCACGAAACAGGAATTGAAAAATAAGTTATCCCTCCGTCTTCTTTTGGAAATACAACAGGCAAAGAGTTCATTCTATCCCATTTTGAAATTTTATCTCTCCAGTTTTTATCAACCTTATCGTTCCATTCATTAACAGCAACAACAGCAGTTCCAATACTCGTTATCACAACACCCGCGATTTTTGGATTTCTCAACGCTCTTAACATTTTAGCCGAACCCTGAATTGAAGCGTTGGCGAACATATACATTGCGTTGACAACCGGCCCGCCTTTGCCAAACTTATTAAAGTTTATAGTTCCTTCTTTCGCCAACACCGCCGCTCTTTCTCTTGTCGCTCCACTTTTTAACGCTTGTTTGTAAATTGATAATCTGGTACTATCTTCGAAAACAGTGTTTATGTCATCAATCGCCCTTACAATCATTTCCGCCGCTTGTCTCGGCTTGCTTCTATTTATTTCCCTGATTTTGTTTATATCAAGTTCAACGTTTTTTCTGGTAGAAAGTCCAAGTCCTCCAGTAGTTCCTCCGTCCATTTTCATTTGTTTATAAAGTTTTGCTCCTTCTGAATCAACGCCTCTAATATAATCCATTACCGACTTTATACTCTTTGTGTCTCCCATTGCCGCTTTCGCCGCTCCCTTAAAACCAAATTCATTTTTAGAAGCCATATAAACAAATGCTTCCTGCGAGTCTCTAACTTTATTTGGCAGAAAAAACTCTGGGTTGAATCTTGTCGCTAATTGTGAATAAAATCTTGTAATCGCTTGCACGCCCCGCATTACTCCATCCACCTTCCAGCGATTAACTCCTCTTAAAGCAAGAGCTAAAGGTGTGTCTTCTATTTTCAAATAAACAGGTTTGCCTTTTTCTCTCATCGCAAGAATAGTCGGGTCTTTCAATAATTTATCAACGGACGGTCTGAAAATAACTTCTTGTGTTCCTTGAATTGTGAATCTCCCAGAAGGTTTTATTAAAATCAATGGTTTCAATTCTGGTATATCTTTGATAATATTTTCTATCTCTCTTGAAAAAAGAGGCAGTCTCTCTTCCGCTAACGCGCGATTAGTCAGCCACCACTCAAAAGAATCGGCAAATCTTTCTTCCGTTTTTTTCATTCTGTTAGCAGACTCTCCCATTTCTTCCATCCACCCTATCATTTCTTCCGCTACCTTTTTGGTTTCCCCTCTTTTATAAAATCTTTGTTTCAGTCCAAATTTATTATCAAGAAAATGACCGACTTCGTGCGATAAAATTTCTCTCGGAGTTGCGGTTTTTCTCACTACCTCAGAAGGTTTGCGAAAATATCCGAGACGTCTTCCTGGCTGTCCCTTTGTAGAAACTTTCCCGCCTAATGAATTTGTAAAGTCAATTACCTTTTTAAAATATACTTCGTCTATTGCTTCTCTGTGTGTTATCTTTGCTACTGGTATTTGCGGAGGTTTTACTTCCGTGAAAAGTCCGATGTCTTTATTATCTCGCGCGAATTTCAAAGTCGCTAAATCAACTCTGTTCTTTTCCGCCCTGATAATCGCTTGCTCGTAATTGGTGGTGATGTTTGTCATCACATCTGCGACTTTTCTTTCGCTTCCTTTCGCTCTTAAAATTCCTGTAGAACGAACATCAAAAGGTCTGCCAGCAATCGCCTGCCCGATGTCTTCCGTGTCTTCAAAAATTCTATTAAGTGGAATATGATGTTTATATTTATTTCTCAAAGTATCGTAAAGTTTCTGGTCAATAACTTCGCCGTCTAATAACACATCAAGGGTTTTGTTATTTAATTCCTGTATCTCATCGGCTATTTTTATAATATTCTTATCAGTTTGTGCTACGATTTTATTCGCTTCTGCCGTTGTAATTCCCGCCGCCTTTTCTCCAAGAGCGAGATTTCTTTCAGGAGCGTGTCTGGCGATTAAATAATTATCAACATCGGCTAGGACATCGTCAGATTTCTTTCCTAACTGTTTTGATAATTTTAAAATGTCTTTGTCTATTTTAATGACAATATCTTTCGCCTCTTCAATCCTTGTTCCCATTCTGCCGTGCATAAGAATTTCCGCCATATAAGGGTCAGATGTTTCGCTTATTTTTACATCTTTTCTTTGAATTAATTTCTTAACTCTTACCCAGTCATCTTCAACTAATTCTCTTGTCGCTAACCAAGCGTCAGCAACCTTGTCTTTAAATTTCTTAAAGGTCGTCGGGTCTTTGACGCTTGGTATTTTATCCATTTTATTATAAACCGCTTTATATGAATCACCAAAACCTAAAATCTGCTTTATTTCTTTTGGCTTTGCTGGGAATATTTTTTCTGGGAGTTTGGGCGGGACGGGACGGGGCGCAACCTCACCCTGAACGAGCGCCTTCTCATCCTTCGCAATTTTGGAGATAGGCTTCACTCCTTCTTGAGCTTGCGGTAAAACTTTGGGAGAAATTATCTCGCCATTAGTTTTTGAAATAATTTTTTTAAGATGATTTAAGGCAAGTTGTCGGTCAAGCGGTTTGTCTATGTTCAATTTTCTTTCCATTGATTTTTCAATATCATCCCAATAAACATTATTTCTGTCCATTAAATTTTTCAATTCCGCTGGCGGTAATATACCTTTTTCAACTTTTAACGCTTCTACGGGCGAGATAGAGGGCTTCAGGGGGGTGTCAGGTTGGACTTCTGGCAGTTTATACATCGTATCTGCTGCTATTTCTTCCCAAGCTCCTATTTTTTTATATCCTTGCATTGAAATGTCTTGCGTGTTTTTTGCTATATCAATCAATTTTGCCTGTTCTGTTTTAGATAAACTTTCAAATTTAGCGTGTCCCAATTCGTGTAAAATTGTTTTGGAAGGGTTTGTGGCATCTGCACTGATATTGATTATTCCCTTTCCTTTAACAATATGTCCCTGTTCTGACAAACTGAATTTATAAGGAGGTTGAATGTTGACTTCTTTAATTCCATTTTCTAATAATTTTTCCTGAACAAAAGGGTTGTTTATAGTTTCAACAAATTTAGATTTTTGAATTTGTGAAATAGTTGATGTGTTTGACAATTTGACTTTTCCCTTTATTTTTGAAATATCAATGTTGATATTTTCTGATTTCCCTATAAGATTTGTTTGCAATTTACCTTTATTGAATAATTCTTGCATAAAGTTTTTGTCAACAAAAGGTTTTTGTTTAGAAAGAAAATTTCTATTGATAAAGACTTCTCTGACCCTATCTCTGAACTCCTTATAATCTGACCATTTCAAAAACTCTGAAACAGGGACTCCGGCTGTCTGTCCATTAACATCTTTTATAGCAATTCTAAAATCTCCATATTCGTCTGCTAATTTTTTTACTTCAACATTTCCTTCGTGAAAATAACCATCATTCCTATCTACTTTTTTAAGAGTTTCTGTTATTGGAACTCCTTCTTTTGATAATTTATATTCAATAGAATAATTGTTTTCTATTTGTTTTAAAATTTCCGCATCAGACAACCCAAGTTTTTCATTTTCCGCAGATTGTTTAATTATTTGCTCTTGTGTTCTTATCTCTAATTTTGTTTCATATTTTTTTGGTTGAATAATTGTATCTGCTGTTCTTTCTGGTAATTTTTTGGCTTTTTGAATAAGAGGTTTAGAAACTGGTTTGGCTTCTTGTGCTTTTTTTTGGGCAAAGTTAATTATCCTCTTTGCGTCTGCTTTATTAACATAAAAATTTTCTGCTCTACTTTTGAATTTATCATTTACCAACCATTTATTAGTAAGAGGATTTCTCTTGATTTCTATATTTCCCCAACTCATAAAGTCATCTTTTATAATTGGCTTGCTCTTGGCTTCTTGAAGAAGAGAGGGTTTAACCATTTTTCGTAAAGCCCCCGGCACTTCGTTTATTTCTTTAATTGATAATCCAAAAGACGGTTGGCGATATGGTTGATAAGGTTGCGCGGGAGTAGCTCCAGCTTGCTGGGTAAGCAAGCCCTTAACTCCCATATAAGCAGTTCCTTCGCCTGTTTTTAAAATATCTTTAACATTTTTAAGTCCTGTTTCGGCTAAATCCCGCATTGCTTTGGCAACACCTGCGGGGTTTTTAATTAAAGTTCCTTGTTTGCGGGCAACGGTAATAATATCGTTGGCGTTGTTTACTTCCGTCATTAGTTTGGTTGACTGCGCGCCGACTTTATCAGGGTGAAATTTATTGGCTAATTTTATAAATTGGGTTTTTTGCGAACTAGCGGAAATGTCGGTTAATCCCATTTTACTGATACTCGCCGCCACCTGGGGTTCATTAACTGGTATTCTTTTGACAATCGCTTTTGCTCCGCTGGTTAAAAGCCCTTCAACTATCCAAGCGTCCAAAGGCACTTCCGCAAATGGCTTTAAAGCGTGCCATAAAGGTTTTTTGCCTTCAATAATATCGTTAGCAATTCCTTGAAATTCTTTTTGATAAGTCGGTATTTCGCCCAGATAAGGAAGTTTAAGCGGCTTTTTTTCCACTTGTCCTGGAGCTTTAATCGCTTGCGTCAAAGATAACGGAATTCTAACCGCTGCCGTAGCTACACCTTTGGCTATGCCTTTTCCTGTTTCGTAAGCTCCATACGGCAATTCTGGTATAGTCGCTTTTATTTTTTGGGGTATAGTCATCTGTTCCCAAATTGGAGGTATTACCGCTTTTCTTACAGTCGCTTCCGCTATTTTCTTTTGTTCAGGATTAAGTCCTTCCCCAACCTTAAAAACCATTGTTGGTTTTTTAACAACATTTGAACGATAATTATTCTCGTCTATCATTCCTTTTTTAATTTTTGTTCTTAAAAATTCTGTTAAATTCATACTATTGTTGGTTAGCCCATTCTTCTAAAGCTTTTAATGAATTTGTTTCGGGAGCGTTATATTTTTTGTATCCTTCCGCTCCTTCGGGGTGCAGTATTTCCCAAAACTCTTTATCGTAATTGGAAGGGTTAATTTTTTTACTGGTTAAATGATTAGCTAATTGTCTCCATAAATCATAATAAGGAATATCGGGATTTTTTTGTTTAGATTTAAGCAACCAGTCTTTCATTTCACCTGATGTTGGACTTCCTTTTACTGTTATATCCATTCCCCCTCCTCTGTTATTCTCATTTATCTCTGAGCGTAATTTATCAAGAGTTAATTTTTCTTTTAATTGATCGTATTCTTGTTGGGTCTTGATATAAGGACTGGCTTTCTTCAAAGCTGTTTCCCAACTGTCGTTAATACTTATATTTGCTCCCTTAGCATTATACTCAAGCATCATTTTCTTGACAGTTTCTTGAGTCGCTTTTACCGCTTCAAAGTCTTTAGTCCACATATTAAGTTTAAGTTGAGCTTCTTCTTTGGCGGTTGTTTGGGCTTCGGAAAGGTCGCCTTGTATTTTATCAATGTTAAGCTGACTAGCTTTCAGAAGATAATCAAAGTTAGTATTGTAGTCTTCCGACCATTCATCAAGAAGACCTTTGGCTCGGTCATAGTTGCCTTGAGCGATTTGAACTGTAGCTTGAAGCGGAGCGAGTTCTATCGCCATCTGGCTTCTTAATTTGGCTTGTCTGCCTAACATCATATCCATACCTTGTCCTTTATATCTCTCGAGGTCGATAGCCTTTATGTAGGCGGTTGAAGCGGTACTGAGGACAGTTTGAGCGTCAGATATGGCTTTATCTTTGATGTCTAAACCTAATTTGACACTCTCGGCGGTCTTGTTCTCGGCTTTAGTCTTGCCAAAATTTGCAATGGCTTCAATAACCGATTTATAGGCTTCGTCTCTTAAGGTTCGGATATTTTCTATACCAGCGGATTTTTGAGCTTCTTTCTTAAAGTCTTCCGCCACCTTAATCTTGTCTTCCGTCTTCATATCGGCAACAGGTTCTATAAAGGGGTCTGAGTCCACTCCGTCAAAAGGATTAAGTAGAGTATCGGCTTTAACATTTATGCCGAGTTTCATCGCTTGCTCTATGCTTACTTCTCCGATAGCGGAACTGGGGTCTTTCATTTTAAGTTTAGTCCCCAGACTCTCCGAAGTTTCAGGACTTCCGCCCGGGCCGATAGACCATATTTGATTGCCGATTTTAACTGCTCCGTATATTCCTTGTGCTTGAACATCTTGATTGAACGCCGAACTTGGTTGCCATTTTTCTCCGAATACGCCCTGTATCGCTCTTACGGGAGAGGGTGTGGTGGAGTATTCAGCTCCAAGAGTCGGAACTTTTTGTATCTGGTTCCAAAAGTTAGGATTTGTTTTTAAAATCTCTTGAGCCTTTTCGGGACTTACCCATTGCTTGGTAGTCTTGTCATAGACTTCATTCTTGCCTTCCTGCTGAATGTATTGCTTGGCTTCTTCCGCCGTATTGGCTCTTGATTGGTCGGTAGTTTGAACTGGTTTTTGAGTAGAAATTTTATAATAACCATATTTAGGATTACCATTTGCATCAACACCAGTTTGTGTCTTACCATAAGTTCCTTCTTTTACTTTCTGTTCATAGTCTGCTATTACAGCAGCATTTTTAGCATCGTGTTCAGCTTGTGTTTTTTCCCAGTCACTATAAATTGGTTTTCCATTATAATAATCTATTATTGTTCTTTTGGGAGTAGTCGGAGTGGGTGTCAGTTCTTGAGATATTTGCCTTGCTACAAATTGTTGCATAGGATTAGCGGTTGGACTGGGTGTTGCTGGTGCAGGAGGTTGGACTGGTGTGTCTTTTGTCCAGCCGAAATTCTGCATATAGTAGCCAGAGGCGTTTTCGTCTATTTGCATTGTTTGTCCTGTTGGATGTTTAAGTGTTATGATTGCCATATTTTATTTATTTATGATATTATATATCTATGAAACTTATTAAAATTATTTTTTACATTATTATTATTTGGGCTTGGTTTAATTTGAATTATCATCCATTTTAACTGTCGCATTGTCAGAGGCTCGGAAAACATCCGTTCCTATTTTATAGTATTTATTATACGTGTTTGTAATTTGAGTTAGTGTATATGCCATATTTTATTTAAAGTTAATAGATTAAAATAGTATCACAAATCACTTTCAAAATAAACTTGAATAATATTTAATACTTTATTTTCAGCAGCAGTATTTTTTAAAGAAGCACTAAACATTGAACTGCTAGAATGTACGTGTATTGGTAAATAAGTAGTATGTGTAACTTTTAGGACTCCATTAATATAAAATTCCGCTTTTACATCAGGATAATACATAATTTTATAAACATTAAAATTAGTAATTGTAATACCAGTTATTTCTGTTAATAATGTATATTGTATTTCATCAGCATCTATGTAAGCATTTATAGCATAAAGTGTTCCATTTGATACTTTAAATCCGATAAAATCTGAAACTAAATCTATTTGAGGTGTTTTACCTAATCCAAAATAAAAAGTCTGATTGGTAGATTGATTTAGTTTGACAATGTTTTGTAAAATTAAATTTTTTGTCCAGGTAGCTCCGAAATTATTATATGTAAAACCATAAATTGTAGTATTTATAGTTGAACCGGTTTGTCCAAAAATTTCACCAGTATTAAATCCAAAACCAGCCGATACTTCCCAAGTATCGGCACTTTCAAGAGAAAGGTCTTTGCGAATACGAGAAAAACTTGAAATTTTAACAATAGAAATCGCATTTTCTTGGATACTATTAGCGGTTACTATATTGGCTGCTAAAGTTCCGCTGAAAGTTCCCGAAGAACCAGTGATGTCGCCTTTAACAGAAAACACTTCAGCCGATTGGTCCCACTTCATACCCTTTCCTCCTGCATAGTTTCCAGTGATAATATCTCCCACATCCACACCCGAAGTCAGTATCGAGAAAATATTAGTTCCGTCGGATTTGGTGTATTTAATTCCCATTGAAGGAAGACCCGATGAACCAATCGTAGTAGGTGTATTGGCTGGATTTCCAAGCACGCCATAACTATTGCCGTATTTTTCAAGAATTTGTTGAAAAGTTAACGACTCGTTTTCTGGCGTTGTAAAAAGCTCAATAGGTTGTTCTGGTGGTTGTTCCATTATATGGTTGTTATTAAAATTTTAGCTTGACTCGGGTATTTAAGTTTATACTGTTCTACTGCCGATTTGTATCGTGAAGCGAAGCGGTCGGCATCGGAATAATTTTCCAAAGACACCGAGCATAATTCTTGAGCCTTGATAGACACCAATCTTAATTCATCGGCATTGCAGTTTATGTAATCGGTGGTGGCGGTTGAGTCTTGAAGCCAAGTGCCGGTGCTACTTTGAAAAGGATAGGAAGAGTAGTAAATTAGGTCGTGAAATTCTCCGTTCTTGACTATAATGTGGTCAAATCTGTAATCGGTTTCACTTATCTTGCCTACAGCTTTGGTCATAAATATCGCACAATATACGCAAGCATCTAGGTCAACTGTTCCTGTCTGTGTTGCCGAAGCCAAATCAAAGCGGAGCAAGTTCCAACCTGCCACAAAAGCCGTTCCTTCGTTAGTGGTGGTCACTGTCTTGGTAAAATAATTAGAAGCCGAAGAGCCGATACGAATTATATAGTTAGTCAGGTCGGTGGCGGAAGTGATGTAAGCCCAAACGAATATCGAACCTTGCGTATAATCAGTTAGGTCAAAAGTATCTATATCCGAAGCGTAAATACCGGCCGTCGTTCCGCCTGCCGCCGAGATGTCCCAGTTAATCGAACCAGAACCTTTGACGAAATTATCGGAGTCGGTGGTGAGATTAGTGCCGTCGCCGTAGAGAGTCCAAGTTCCAGAGTCGGTTATTGAGTTAAGTCCACTTACGGTCAAAGAGTCGTCATCTATATCAGCCGAGATTAAAAGCTTTCTAGTTAAAGAGTTTTCGCTAAAAGCAACAAGTCCGTGTTCGTCTTTAATACGGTCAAATTCTTCTTGAGAAGTAAGGTCGAATAGCCAAGTGCTTTCTCTGTTGACTTGCGGTTTAATGTCGATTATCGCCGTTCCTTTCAGGTCGGTCGGGCAAGAATATTCGTAAATTTCGTCGAATAAATTAGGAGCCAGTGCGGTCTTTCTGATAGCCGAACGCAAGTCCACATCAGAGAAGACTTCACGAGCCGCCTCATTGATTAAAATAAGAGAATTGGCGTCTGATACGGAGCCGTGTATCCCAGTTGCGATTTCGCTTTTTAAAACACTGTGTAAATACATATTGTTTATTTAAATTATTTGTGTTATACTGTTTATGTCGGTGCAACGACTTTTATTATGTCCCTTGAGAGGTTGCACCCTCGATAGGGACTTTTTATTTAATATTATGCCATTCATTAAAGGACATCAATTATCAAGTGTATCAAGAGAAAAATTATCTAATACTCTAAAACAACAATTTAAAGAAGGTAGAAAAGTTTGGAATAAAGGAATACCTTGTAGTAAAGAAACAAAAAGAAAAATTAGTGAAACAGAAAAAGGTAAATTTATACCCGAGAACATAAGAGAAAAAATGAAATTATCACATCTTGGTAAAAATATAGGAAAAGATAATCCAAATTGGAAAGGTGATAAGGTAGGATATTCAGGACTTCATTTATGGGTTCAGTGTCAATTAGGAAAACCAACGAAATGTGAACACTGTGGAAAAGATGGTCTAAGCGGCAGAAATATTCATTGGGCTAATATAAATAGAAAATATTCAAGAAAATTATCGGAATGGAAAAGGTTATGTGCTTCTTGTCATAAAATAAATGATTTAAAAATTATCACTTCCTGTCAATAAAGTGTCCTTCAACCATAAAGCTTTTAATACGGACTGGGTTTGTTATGCTTCCATTTGCAAAGCTCATTTCTAAACGAAAGTCTTCCACTTGTGGCAAATTTCTCTTGCCGATTATGTGTCTGGTAGGGTTGGAAGCGGAGTAAGCAATCTGGTCTAGCGCGAAAGACGATTTGCCTCCGTCATAGCGAAGCGTGCAGTCAAGTTTTGCTCCAGAAGCCAGCTGTTCAGTCCAAACCGTGATTTGATTAAGTTGTGCAATTTGTTTGCCCGTAGATACTGGAAAAAACTTTGTATAATAGAAACTGTCCACCGTGTATCCGCTCTCCACCGCCAGATTATAGTTGGTGGTGGCGTTGGAAGCGATCATCAGAAGTCCGAACGGTAAAGCCATACCGCCTCCTGTGGCGTAGGTTGCCGAAGTATATTGCCAGAGTTCAACAGTTCCTTCGGCAAGCGGACCATAAGCATATACTCGCTGTCCCGACAGCCACACAATGAAATCGCCCATTTCACCCACCTGATAATAAAGAGGCAAAGAACCTGTGAACATTTTAAGAGGTATTACCGAACCGCCCGATAAGTATCCGAAAGTCGAGTAAGCCGTTCCTTTAATAAAACTTTCATACCAGATATATGTCACTCCGTTTTTGGTATAAAGCGCGCCAATTCTCCCATTGACTTCTATCGGACTATCCCAAGTATCACTGTATCCATCCCAATTATAAACCACCGATTGACTTGAGTTTGAACCTGATAAATTAGTTGAGTTTGTGGCGATAACAAGCCTGCTACCGTTCCAAGTAATTGACGAAACTTGTAAATTACTATTATAAAAATCAAGAGCGTCATCAATAAATACATAAGTGGCTTCTGTTCCGTCTAAAACTGCAATATAAGAACCATTTGCTATATACATCCTTTGCCTGCCTACTACCATTTGATGAGGTGCGTTTTGCAATGCAGCGGCAGTGGTAGGCACTGTGCTTCCGTAATCATCGTCAAAAGTAGCATCAAGATTATACTTGCCAATATCTCCAGCCGAACCTGAATGATTATAGGAGTAGTAAAGAGCCCCTTTATAATGGCAAACATCTTCGCCGTCTTCGCCTGTTACCGTAGCTTTGTCTATGGTATGCGGCCAGATACCTGCATTTGTGACGGCGGAAGAAGAGAATTGATACAGTTTAGCTCCGCCTACTCCATAAGCCAGTCCTGTGGTCACGGCATTTCTGGTCATTCCTTTAATCAGAGTGGTAACCGCCGCCGCTTGAGTTCCAGCTGTCAAAGCAACCATTCCTCTGCCTTGAGTAATAGTCGAAGGGTCGGTCGGATCAATGTTTCTCATATCGCCAGCTTGCTCTTTATTGCCGTTAGACGGATAGGTTGATAGAAACCATTTTGACACAAATCCTTGAGGTTTTGATGTTATTGTAAATTCCATAATTATATTTCATAATTTCCGCTTACTAAAACTTTTACCGCTTTAGTATCGGCTATGGTTGCAAAACTTCTAAACACTATTGTAGTTCCGCCGTCATCGATGTAAGCTATCGGGTTGCTCCAAGTAGTATCCGCTAATTCTTGAGCGGAAAGAGCGGTTAAAGTGTCATTATCTTTCGGCAATACTGGTAAAGAAATCGTCAAAGCGGTAGCGGCATTAGCGTCAGTCGCTGAATAATAGAAAGTAAAATAGCAAATTTTATCCACTATCTTATATCTCGCTTTGGTTACCACGCTTCCCTCAGGTGTTCCTGTTGTCCAAGTAAGAGTCGGTGTCCAATCTGTCCATTTAGAAGTTTTAACAATTCCATTTCTGACATCTTCGAGTTGATTGCCGATGTCTTTGACTCTGTCCGTCAATCCTTGTTGTCTTGCCCCCACAATAAAGTTTCCTTGATGTGAAGGGTCTTGGGTTGCGTCATCGCTTTCACCGTTTGAAGAAAGATACAGAGTGTTTTTGGTGATGTTTGTAAAAGCGGTTGTGCCTTTTCCCACTAAGTAAACTACGCTTAACTCTGCGATTGCGGAAGAAAGCGTCATAAATTCTCCGTCATTCAAGATGTAATTGTTTCCCTCATCGCTTCCAGTTCCGCTGGCTTGTCCATTGGTAGTCGAGGCTTTAACGATAGCTACACTTGGACTAGTTTCTTGTGAGTTGTCTAGTTTGAGCGGAACATATCCGATAGAAACTGCGGAAGCGTCTGTAAACTCGAGAGCGGGACAAACCACGCCGTTTTCGTTAGTAAATTTATTCAGTCTGTAATAAACTCTGGTCGCTACGGAAGGAAGTTTTACTGTTTCAGTGAATTGATTTGTTCCGATTGGATAGAGAAGTCCTTGAGGGATAGAGGAAGTGTCGAGGTCGGCTTCGATTTTTTGTCTTCCTATGTGAAAATTATCATCAACTGATGCTGCTTTATTTAATTTAATATAAAAGACACTCAATCCATTCATTAAGTCTGTTTCTAATTGGACAAAAGATGGGTCGGCACTTGCAATACTTTGTGCTAACAGGGTAGTCCAATTTGTATTATCTGCACTTATTTGGAATGTTGCTTCTGTAGCACCTCCACAAGAATAAGCCGTATTAAATTTTAAATGTTTTATAGGTAATATTGTGGTAACTTTTAATACCAAGTTTCGTAAAACTGCTCCTGCCGCAGATTGAAGTATAGGATATGTAGCAGAATAATATTGCCAACCATTAGTATTTGCTATAGCTAGGTCAGATGCTCCACCAACAGTAATATTCATTGTGCTATTTATAAGATTATAAATATTACTATTAGTTGTTAATATTCCAGTGTCCCACCTATACTTTCCATTATCCAAATCAATAATAGCATTAGAAAGTAAGCCGTCTTTATCTGATTTTAGTTCGGTTTTTATCCCGTTAGCGATAAGAGAAAATGACTCGGATTTTTTGGCGTATCTTTGGATGTAAGAAGCCGCCTCTAAATCATCGGTTGTGTTTGTCTTTGCCGTGCCGTCTGCCACCGAAGAATACACGTGAAAATGCAACGCTCCCGAAGCCCAGATATTCGGCACGTCAAAATATAACATCGCTCCCTCGGCAACTGAAGCGTTGACGATTTGTTTTGAAGCCACAACCACATTTCCAGCGGTATGAACTACCAAAGTCCAATTTCCAGTTCCCTTAGCTACCGGCCATACACCTATTTGAGTAGTGTATTTTTTAGTCGGCGTAAAAGTCTGAATATGCGTTGCTCCTTCATTGACTGCATTTGTAATTGCATAAGTATTGGCGTAAGCTCCTGCTGTGTCTAAAGAAGTGTCTATATTATCCGTTGAAGTAACAGCTTGTAAAACTTGTCTTATCTTTTCAGCTACCTTACCTAAAAAGGTGGTGTTGGTAACAACTTCTTCGAGTTTGATGTCGTCAAACCAAGCATCTGCTACATTACCATCTACTCCATAAATTAGTTGGATAGCAAGAAATTCTGCATCTGCATCAGATGTTAATGTTGTAGTTATCAATGTCCAATCGTTTGTTCCTGTAAGTTTAGATGAATCTGTAGTAGTTCCTATTACTGCAGAACTATCATACTGAATACTAGCAAAGTAAACAGCATTCGCAGCGGCATTGTTAGTTTTAACCCAAGCAGATAATTTATATAAAGTATTTGGTTTTATTCTCGGCAACGATTTCGTCATATCCGCAGCTGTTATAACACTAGAAAAATTAAAAATATATGTCTTTCCAGTTGCATCAGTAGTTGATAATTTTAAAGATTTACTACCAGAGTGAGAGATAGTAGCATCAAAACTCGCAGCCCAAGCAGTTGTCCAGCTTACAGCATACCAACCATATTTTTCATCTTCAATCCAACCGCTAGTAGTCCTTGCCGCCGCTCCCGTTCCCAATTCAAACCCTCCATTAAACACTCCTCCTTTAGAAGCAGTGGATATTTTAAGGTCGGTAGGAGGAGTATCTACATCTGCTAATTGAGTTTGTATTGCATCGGCTATTACTTTATTTACCACTGAACCCGAAGTCTTAGCCAATCCTTCTGTAACGGCACTATCCGCCAAAGATTGAACTTCTTGAACCCTTAAAACTTCTGGTGCTGTTAATTGAATTATGTGTCGACTCATATTTTTAAGTTAATAATTTTTAATTTAACTATTTCTATAAACATATTCTCAAATTTTTCTTCTTTCCATTGAATTTTATCGTGACATTTTTTGCAAAGAGTAATTCCATTAGAAACTTCAAATCGTAGCTCAGGATAATCGGCAAACTTCATTATGTGATGTGCATTTAGGTATCTTTCGGTTTTATCGCAGTCTGGCATTTGGCAGAGAAAACCATCTCTTTGGAAAATCAATTCTCGCCAGAGTCTAATATCTATACCTTTTCTTATTTTTTGATTTATTGGTGTTATACCACCTTTCCATAAATAACTTTTTTCCCCTTTATGTGATTCACTCATCTTTTGTCTGACTTCTGTCGTGTGTTTTTTGCCTCTCATTCCAATAGGATGTTTTCCATACATCGGATTTTTATTTCCTGAATTTGCCTCACTTATCTTTCTTTTAGTTTCTTCATTACGGTGCTTACCCCAATTCGAATTATTTTTTCCTTTATGCTTTTCCGAGTTCTTTTTTATTGCCTCTTCTGTGTGATGTTTGCCGAAAAAAGGATTATCCTTTCCAAGCTTATGGAAATTAACTGACAAATTTTGTATACTTATTTGTTTATGCTTTTCAGTTCTTAGATATTTACCGCAATTTTCATAACCCATTTATTCTAAATATTTATTAAAATCTGGCATAGTTTTACCGACGAATTTATAATAACTTTTAATTCTACTTTCAAATAAAGTTAGCACTTCTTCTTTTTTGACTAACTCTTGTATTTTCAATTCTTTTTCTTGGATTATTTCCTTTTCTTTTTTGATGACATCTTCCGCTTGTTTTTTAATTGGCAGAATGACCGAAAGTTGTTTTTCAGTATCTTTGAATAATTCTTGGTTAAACTTAATCTTGTTTTCCAGTTCTTTGAGTTCTTGTCTTTCTTTGTCTTTTCTAGTTTCCGCTTCATAGACTTTTTCCAATTCGTTTCGGACATCTTTTTTTGAAACTTCCAGTTCTTCATTGCTTTTAAGAATAAGACCATCGATGTTGTCTTTCTGCATTTGCAGGACTTTGATATTATTCTCTTGGTTTATTCTGGCGGTTTCGTAAGCTTTATTCAGTTCTTGTGTTTTTTTATCAAGTTCGTTCTTTATGATTTCGGATTTAGTTTTTTCACTTAGGGTTTCTTTTAAATCAAAAATATTCTTATCAAGTTTATTTTCTATAACAGAAAGTTCTTTTCTTTTTGTTTCAATGGTCGACAAAAGTTCATCAAGAACAATTTTCCTGTTGTCAGGTAGTTTTTTTTGTTTTTGTTTTAGATGAAAATTTATCATACTTCGCTTTCCTTATTTTCACGAGAAATACTAACCCATTGGACATTTCGGGAGATACCGCAAGAGCATTTTTTTGGTTTTCCGAATTGTTGATTAGGGTTCATATTTGTCCTTTAATAAATTTAACCACTTATAATGTTAATCCGTTTTGAATATTTGTTATCGCCGTATCAAATCCTGCCGCTTTGTAAATAATCTGGGCGTTTTTATAATTAGCAATGTCAAGATTTATCGTAGCGATAAATTTATTCACGATAGTTGAGACATTTTGCCCTGTCCGATATTTATCGGTATAGTCTTGGTTCAAAACTTCTGTTACGCCGTCTTTTAGGGAAAGATTTATCGTAACCGCATACAAATCTTTTTGTGAAGTAGTTACTGTTTTTTTTGTGATTATTGCTGTAAGCATTTTTTTTATTTAGTTATTTAAGAAACATCCCATAAGGGTTTATGTATAATTCCATAATCTCAGAGGCAGACAAAGCTCTATTATAGATGCGGACTTCGTCGATGGAGCCATCGAAATAACCAGTGCTTTGTCTTGCTCCAATTTGCAATGTTTCTGTTGTTGGAGTTAATGTGGCAGCATCAACTTTACTGTTATCAACAACCCCGTCTCTATAGATAATCCAATTTGTTCCATCAAAAGTTCCTGCTATGTGATGCCAAATACCATCATCGATTACTGTCCCCCCAGCCAATATAATACCTTTAGCTACGCCAGAAGCATAGCCGAAAAATCTTAACTTTCCAGCAATAGAGCCTATATCAATCCCATAGTTAGTTGCTGTCCCTCCGCCTTTCATAATTATATTCCGCTGAGCGGTGATAGTAGTTGTCTTCACCCACGCCTCAATCGTAATCGCATTCGTGATATTCAAACTCGCCGCATTTCCCGCATCCACATAATCATTTCCGCCGTCAAAATTAAGCCCAACCCCTTTCCTGCCCGGATTCCATCCGCTTGCAGGTGTAGGAGGATGAGCCATACCGACAAGAGTTCCTTTATTTCCGTTCATTGACAGGTCTTGAATCTTGTCGCCTCCGCCTTCATTCATCAGCCAAAAACCTGCTAATCCTTTATTGAGATTATTGCTCCAATCAAGCTGAGTCCCCATTAAAGGTTTTGTAATATGTTTCATTTTAGTTATTAGTTTCAATTATAGATTTATAATTAAGAGTTGAACCATCCGCATCATAGCTATTATCTACTATCAGCCTCAACCTCAATGCCCCTTCAGGAATACTTACAACTTGCAATAATGCCACATTGTATAGAACAGCAGTATTAGCGTGAGCGTTAGTGACCCCATCAAGCAAACCAATACTGGTATCTGTAGTTACTGCGTTTTGAATTACTATCTCGGAATTTATAAGCGTTGCATCTTCAATAAAAACTCTTTGAGCAAGGGTGGTATATCCTGTAGTGGAAGCGCAAGTTATCGTCACTCCGCCAGCCGCCAGAGGATTATTGGTAATTGCCTCGCTGTTCGCCGTTCCGATAAGCCCGACAAATTCCGTAAGATTTACCCAGTCTTCATTACCTGAAGCGGAAAAAGATATTTGAGGTATAAATCTAGTGCCGGTATGAGCGGTAGCCGTGTCAAGAGCGGCTTGAATAGAAAGAAGTCCACCATCTTTTTTTGTTAAATCAATTTCCGAAGATTTAGCAACTGTATTTTGAGCTACAGCTGTCCAGTCTTGGATAACGGTTATGTTTTTACTTTTATCTCCAGTTGATGTTCTCATATGTTTTAATTTAATTATTTAGTTGAATATGCTGATAATGACACACCTAAAAATCCCGCAGTCCAAGCGGTGCAAACTACCGATACCCATTGTTTTCTATCGGTGTTTATAGAGAATTTTCTGTAATCTGCCGTGCCTGCACACGATACTCCAGTATCCCCGTCTATGGAAGCACCATCCTCTTCGTCTATAATGTCTATAAAATCGTGTAAGTTAGTCGTAGATTGAGCGGCGTTGAAGTCAGGCGCGGACAGAGAGTCTGAACCCTGAACTTTTACAGTCATTGTCGGAGTTGAAGAGAATGACAAGGATAAATTCAACACATCGTAGTCGCCGACATAAACAGTCTTACCTTTTAAGTGAAAGGTGTGAGTGCCAGTTCCTGTATCAGTGATATTCACTTGAGTTCCGTGTGGAGTCGCCGACACCATAAAAGTATTGGTGGTCGGACTGATTACATAATAATTAGTTGCCAGACTTAATCCCGCAGGAAGCGTGGTGGCGGTTGTGAACTGAAGTAAATCACCCTCGCTCAATCCGTGAGCGGCGGAAGTTATAATGTCTGTGGTAGCGGCCGTAAAAGCGGCTGAAACCACTGCGGTAGGCTTAAAAATTTCTACATCTATTGTTTGTCCCATAGTTTTATTATTTAATAATTAAATTTTTATCTCAACCCTCCTCGAGGTAGGGCTGAGTGAAAATTCGATTAAATTGCTAATTCTCAGCTCGCTTGTACACCAACACAATCTGAAGCGGCGGCGGCTAATACTGGACTTACAACGAATACTCCAGTAGCACCAGCGGCTGCGGTTGCTAAATCAGCGGCTCCGAATATACGAGGAAAAGAAAAATTCAATCTTCCGCCCAAAGTAGCAGATGTTGCTACCGCGGCAGTTAATTCTACTCCCCCGCCTCCAGCATTTGAGCGATTGACAAACTCACAGTCAATGAATGTATGTTGTGAGCTATCGATACTTGAAGCGGCCGCTCTTATGAAACAATGAGTAATTTGACTTGTCCAAGTCTGGAAAAGGCATTTTTCAAAAATGTTTCTTGCAGAGTTGCTTGCTGAAATTAGTACCTGTTGACCAGAAGCGACTGTTGCTAATAAGGTTTGTTGTCCTATAGTACAGTTCTTATAAACACTTTCAACACCGTTTATAATTAGAGAAGCCGCAGCCGCATTTGTAAGATGCGCAGAACCAAGACTTTCAATATCACAATTCTCAAAATATGATTGAACGGAGTCATCTAAAATCGAACTTACATTTTGAGCAACAGTCCAGTTGTTTTTGAATGCGATGTTTCTAAACGAACATCCAGTGCCCGTTATTTTTACCATTGCGACATCCGCGGCAACACCGGCGCCTGTATTAGAGATTAATGTTCTAGTACCGATTTTTCTACCACTACCATCCATACCAACGAAATGAAGTCTGCTCTTTGAGATAGTCAACATACTCGCTACTTTGTGAGAGGTTGACCAACCGTCAAGTAAGATAACATCATTAGAATTTGTAGTGGCGGCATCATAAGCTTCTGCAACTGTTGCGTAAATTCCAACCTTACCTTCAGAGTCAGTTTTAACTAACTGTTGAAGTCTGTCAAAGTTAGGAGAGGTAGCTTGCACTACCACGAAAACTTTTCCAAATGTTGGAAGTTGAGAATAAAGTTTCACCATTTCTGCTATTTTTTGATTATACATTTTTTTTATTGTTAATCCCTTATCAAACCACCGCCCACCAGGTTTCCTCTTTTACGAGATTGCCCTTTGATAAAAGAACGAATTAAACTTAGGATTCGGAATTTCCCGTTGAAATTTTTATCCAAGCTCCGGAAACCGTCGCTAATCCCCAAGCACCTCTCGCTCCGAAGACAGTGTCATCGGTTGAGAAATCTTCTTCTTGAGGCGGTTTCATATGAGGCTCTTCCCAGACTCCGAGATAAGCTGTGCTGGCTTGCGAAGAAGCGATACCCCAATAATATCTCTTGTCGGTATCTACAATTCCTGCGGCTGTCGTGGCGATAAGAGGAAGCACCAAGTGTCTGTATTTTGACATATAGACATTCTTTACTCCGCTATTAGAACCTTCGACATCTGCGGTAGATTGTAAATATTCGCGGGCCGTGTTACAGGTGTTCGGGTCATCAGTAGTGAACAGTATATCAAACGGCATTGTCATTTTCTCGCCGAATTGATTAACTGTATTCTCCGTAACCAATCTCTCCATTCCTTCCAAAGCACCTTTAGACAAACGAGGGTTGTTAGCCAGTCGATTTCGGTAAGTGGTGGCGGCTGTCTTAATCGTGTGAGCTGAATAGAAAAGTTGAAGAGAATCTCCTGTGGCAATATCTACAGTCCTACCGTTCTTATTTACATAAGTCGTAGCCGTTCCAAAACCGATTCGATGAGCCATATCAAGTTCCAATTTGTTGGCAACTTGAGAGCCAAGACCTGTCAATTTAGCCGTTACCTCAGGATATTTATTGCGAGTTCTCATTTCGTAAGAAATTCCAATATCTTTGGCAAAACGATAAACATACATCGTTTTTGAATATCCCTGTTGCACTTTAGCTCGTGTAGCTTGATCGCTTTCGCCCTTCTCATCTGCATACATTTCTCCATCAATTTCAGAAAAATCTCTTGTATCCCCTGTCCCTTGAGGAATTGAAACTGTTTTAAACAATCCCGAAGTCCTCATTACTTTTGGAACTGAGTCGAAACCTTTTTGCCAGAGTATCTCCCCCATCTTAGTGAGGTCGCCGATACTGGCAACACTTAATTCTGCCATTTGTTTTAAATTCTTTTTCTCCTAACGAGATATTAAGTTTCAATATCCCTTACAGTTTAGAATTTAAAAGAACATTTTAGTTAATTAGTCTGCTTGAACGCCTAATGATTCTGCTCCGATGTTTAAAATAACATCGCCTTTAGTAGTGGAAATAAAACGAGTTACCTGAACTATGTCATAGGTGCTTGTCGCACGAGTGACTGTATAGTTATTGGTAAGGTCGCAATATAATCCTCTATCTGCCACAACCAAACTAGCGGTAAAATCTGCTTCCCATTCTACATATTTTTCAACGGGAACTTCAACTTCCACCAATCTTGCTGTTGCATAATCCGTATCGGTAGCAGTAATGGCGTGTCTTATAACACCTGCCATCAATTTACCTGCGGCGGTATTTGTAGCTTCAATCAAGTATCCTACATTCCAAGCAACCAAACTATTTTTAGTAAAGGTTGTGGAGACAGTTACCGGAAGCCACATAAACTTCGACTTGCCTCTCTTTTTTATGAATGCCATTCTAGTAAAATTAATAAATTAAATTCACTTAATCGTGTGATAACTATCCGTCTAACGGCAACGGAAGCCGAAATAATGTTTTTTACAGAGTTTGCTCTCTGGTATTTATTCACTTAATGAACAAGTATCAGGTAACAAAAAAACACCAAACCAATATGGTCAGGTGTCTTTCTCACGCGAAGACTGTCGTAAATTGTAAGTTTACAAATTCTTCAATATACTCTTAATGGTTTTTTTCTGGTAATAAGGACAATCTTTAATTCCTTCTGTCGCCAGTCCGCACTCTATAAAGTATATTCTGGGATGGTTGTCTTTTTTTAGAAGATTAACTTTGAGAGTTTTTTTTCTTATGCACGAATTGCAAATTTTCATATAAGTTTAGAAAGTTTAATACCGTCCGTTGAAGAAACTTTAAACGCTTCTGAAATTTTCTGTTCCCTCAAATTGTGAGCCAAAACTCCAATTCCCGTTCCGATATTTTCAGCGAAGAAGAAATCCAAGTCGTTATAAGCCAATTCCGCCAAGAACTTTCTGGCAAAATAATTTCTGATATTATCAACTATGTTTCCTTGTCCTTCTTTTTCAGTTTTTATCTTGTCAAACAGTTTTGTATTTATCTCAAATGGTTCACCTTCCGCCATTATAACATTGATTTTGTCATCTGTCAATACCTCTGTGTTTTTCACTTTTTTGTTTCCGATAAATTGCATTTTTTATATTTTAATTATTAAATGTATCCCTAGTTGACGAAAACATCTTTTATGGAATATTCTTTTTCATCGGCGGTTTTTCCGACAAAAGTAATACTACCGTCTTCTTCTTTGACTTCTTTTTTAACATCCATTGGAAGATAAGTATATCGTCTGGTAAAAACCACATAAGGAACTGTCTCGGATTTTCCGTCTTCAAAAGTCAGTTCTATTTGCTGATCTTCTTTCCATACGCCTGTGGGAGTTTTTTCCACTAAGTCTTTTGTCATCTTCCAACCAGTAATAACTTTTCCGTCTATCACTCGGAGATTAACTCTCTTTCCGCCCTTCTCTTTATTCTTGCTGTCAAAGTTTTGCAGTCTGGCTTTGGAAGCGGCGGACTCAAGCCGTTCCATTCTCGCCATTATGTCGGCAAGTTTTGACTCTTCGATAGTAACTAATTTTTCTTCTTTTTCTTTTACCATTTATTTATTTTAATTATTTAGAATATTTTTTAATATCTTCCTGCGAGACGAATTCTTCTATTTGTTGTTTAGTGTTGTTTCTATATCCATATTTTTTATGAAATTCCATATGAGATTTTTCTGATAAAGTAATCCCATTATCGATAGCAAATCTTAGTTCGGGATATTGAGCAAAATTTTGAATATGATGTGGATGTAATTTGCAACCCTTTATTTTTGTCTTCTGGCAAGTCCAATTATCTCTAGCAAATACTGCTTCACGCCATAATCTTGTTTCTATAGATTTTCTAATTGTGTCATTTATTAAATTTATACCTCCTTTCCATAAATGACTTCTTTTACCTTTTCTACTTAAACTCATTCTAATTCTAGATTCTAAAGATGGATGTTTTCCTAAACAATATTTATTTCCCTTACTTGCTAAACCTATTTTTCTTTTAGTTTCTTCAGTTTGTTTATAACCTAAGTGCGATTCTCTTAATTTTTTTATAGTTTCACTTGAAGCTTTATAACCTAAATGATATTTCTTACCTTTTTTTGAATTACTCATTTTTGTTCTAGTTTCTAATGAAATAATTCTATTTTTCATATTATTAGAAATATCTAGTCTTTTTTTACCTAACCAATATCTTACAGGGTTTTTAAGTTTATATTCTCCTATTTTTCTTTTATGTTCTTCTGAGAATTTTTTCCCTTTATGAGCAATACTCATTTTTATCTTTGTTTCTTTTGATAATTTTCTACCTTTATTTGCGAGACTTATTTTTGTTTTATGCTCTTCCGTCATTTTAATATTATTGTTTCGAATATTTTTTAATATCTTCTTGCGAGACACCCATTTTATTGGCGAGGTCTTGTTGGTCTTGAGTGAGTTTCTCGGTTTTTATTTTAACATTTCCCGACCCTGCCGATGAAATAAAAGAACTGTTTGTATTGGTTCGACCTTCCAATAATGACGCGCTCTTTACTCTGGTTCGTATATCCTCTTCGGTTTCTGCCGGCATACTGGCGAGAGTTTTATCGTAATGAAATCTGAGTTTCTTTTCCAGATCCGCATCTCCGCCGGACTCTTCTTTGATAAAACCGTTGATTGTTTTTTCCGATAAAGATTTTTTAAGATTAGACAATTCTGATGTAAAAGTTTTTTCCAAAGTTTCCTTTGAGGCTTTTAATCCATCAACTGTTTTTCTTAATTGACTGAAATTATAATCTTTATCTCCTGTCTTGGCGAGTGCTTCTTTGGCTTCGGCGAGTTCTCTGTTAAGAGTTTCTTTTTCCGCCTCGTAATCTTGTTTTGCCAATTCAATAGCCTCATTCTTTTGAGTTTCTATTTCCTCATTAGTGAGAACATCAAATTCTTCTCCCTCTTCGTTTTTTAACTTTACTGGTGACATTTTGTAATAGTTAGTTATTTAGTTTCTTCAGTTTTCTCTTCGACTTTCTCTTCGACTTTTGGTTCAGTCTTTGTTTCTACTTTTGGTTTGTCTGCGTTTTCTTTTTCTATGTTTTGTATTTCTGTCATCTCTTCGTTGAATTTATTTTTCTCATTGGTATATTCATTGAGATGATTTCCAATATTGATTAAAGTGCTTTCCATTTTCTTAATCAATTCGTTGGATAATTTTGTCTTTTTATCTGAATAATATTGGGCATTGAACATTTTATAATATTTTAAATTTATTAAAATCTTCTTTTGGTTTAGTGGTTTCTATGTGAGCATTTCTCATTAACTCAAAATCTTCTAGCAACAAATCGGCGAAATTTATTCCACCTCGACCGAAGTAGATTTGTTGTTCGTTCATACTGTTCCTTGCGATGAAGTCTATTTCTTTTTTAAGAGCCAGTTTAATTTTTCTTTCCAGTATCGGAAATACATTCGCTATCTTGGCGTTCTCTTCCCTGATTTTATCCTCAGTAAAAGTTTCTTTTAAGTCCTCCAAATTTATAGAACTTAACTGATGTCGGTTAAGAAGCAAAACTGATTTTTTAAATAAATAATCTGAAATTTCTTTTATCATTACTTTAATAAAGGATTACCGTTTAATATGTTGCTTGGTTGAGGAATATTCGGAGTTTGACTTGCGTTATTCGGAGAAGGAATTTGAGCGGTTGAATTATCCATAAATAATTTGCGAGGATCTTCTTCCCATACTCCGGCATATTTCTCTTGCACCCTTCCCATATTTACCGTCGGTCCGAAAAACGCAAGTCCTGCCATAAATCTTTCTGTCATCAACTTCGCAATCTCGCTGTTATTCTTTTCGCGCGGTCTGATTATTATTTGCCAGATTATTTTAGACCAATTAAGTTCTTTTAAATTAAGCAGGATTATTCTGGTGGGTTTTCCGCTTTCTTTGGTTAGACGGTCTTCCATTGAAACCTGTTCGTCCATTGTCATCATCTCATCGGTTGGCATTACCATTACATTTCCAAGTCCTTTTCCTTCTATAGGGACTTCTCTGGTGACGGTTCGATACTTATTTTTCAGCATATCTCTGGCTTCGTCAATCTCGGTATCAATGGGATTAAACCAATTCTCAAGAATGTTGAAGAGTCTTAACCACGAGAGTTTAAATTCCATTAAACTCATCATCTTCATAATTATACCCACGCTCTTATCGGCTTGCGCTTTATTCTGAAGAACTTGCGTGGCGGTCATTTCTCTTTGTCCTTGTCTTTGTCCTGCAAACTGGTTATCAACTGTGTTCAAATTGTTAATCTGTTCTATCTTGTCCAACATCATTACCATTGAATTGGAAACTCCTTGAGCCGAGTTTGCGTCCATAAGAGGAACTTGACTGGGGTTAATTCCGCTGGTAACGGAATAAGGCATAAAGATTTTAGAGGAGAGTATTCTTCCCGTAAGATTGGCTCTGGCGGGATTAAGTGCTTTCTTATTGAGAGTCACCATATCCCTCAAAGTTTCGTCATAGATAGCCACATCGGTTTTAAGAACTGCCGGTATGCTTTTATGATAAGCGAAGTTAGTCGAAATAGGTTCAAGTCCTTGATGAATTATATTGTAGTCGTCCCACTTCCACAAAAACGGAAGTCCGACAGGAGTCATTAAAATTCCATTTATGTAAATCGTATAAGTATTTCCTTCAGTAGATTTTTCTTGTTTTCGGATTATCTCAACTTCATCTTGTCCGACATCGGTGATGTTCCAGCCATAACTCACATCGTTTTGGGTTGCTTCGTTTCTGACCAACTTTTTAGGCACATATTTCCACCTGTCCCATTTTCCGAATATCGCTTCGGCGGATGAATAGGGCATTACTTCGGCCGTAAATATAAACGGCTGTCTTGAGAATTTCGGCTGGCGAATATCGCCCAAAAACATACCCAAACCGTTAATGATGTTTCTTTCGGGCATTGCAGGCAGCGAGATGAATTTCTCAGTCCATATCTTTGCTATCTTGCCTTCGAATTTCTTGGAGAGTATTTTTTTAATGGCGCTCTTTTCGGCAAGCACTTCTTCGATGAAAATATCTCCGTGTTTTAAGAGTTCCCATTCTCGGATTATTTTCTTTTCTTCGTCGACTTCCAATTCTTCAGTTTTGTAAATAATGTGTTCAATGGCGTTTCCCAATTTGTTAATCTCGAACATATCCGTGTCCCACGCCGACACATCGGGAGAATAGTTCATTGAGTTGGCGGCGGTAAGAAGTCCCCTGATTTTAGTTCGTATAGTTCCGCTTTGAAAGTTATTGTCGTATTTGTCTTTCTTTGGTTCGATAAAAGTATTGGCCGCTTTCTCATTAGACTCGTGATACTGCGTATAGGTCATCCCATCCAGCTCGTTATGAGGACTTTCTTTTTGGTCTCTAGCTAAAGTAAGTTTCTTTTTGTCTTCGGAAATAAGTTCCAATTCTTCACCTGAATATTTTATCACTTTAAATTCTTCTTTTTCCATAAATTTTTATTAAAAAATACTAATCAGAATGTCTTTTTCCAGTCATTCTTATATGATTTTTTTTAATTTTTTCTATTGTAATCTTGGAAAGTTTTTTACCTTTATGCACTTCACTCATTTTCTTCTTTTGTTTTTCTGACTGTTTCTTTCCTAACATTCCCCTAGAGGAAAGACCACCATTGGTAAAATATCTTTTTTTAGATTCACTCATTTTATTTCTTGTATTTTCTGTTCTTTTATATACTCCTCTTGGCATAGGTTTATTAAACTAAAAGACACTAAATCGATTAAAGTCTTCCTTCTGTTCCTGTAGTTCTTCTGAACTAAAATAAGGGGTGTAATTAGCGAAGTTGTCGCAAAAATATTCGTGAGCGCTTCTTGCGTGACTCGTCCCATCGTGTATAGGCTTCAGAGGAGCTTGCACCGCCTCGCTACCTTCTCTTTTGCGGGGATACCGAGCGTTTCGCAGGGCGTAGATAAGCATTTCACATCGGGGGTGAATGGTGAGTTTTCTGAAGACGGGTTTGGTCAAATCTCTCAGGTCAGTCCACTTCCTTCCTGCCCAGTCTTTATGTTGAATGTAAATGAAATACTTGTTCTGAAGCACATCCAGCGCGCTTTCTCCGGTATTGTCGTGTCTTTGCTTGATAGCGGGGTCTCCGCAGAAAATTATGTCTCTTCTCCAAGCTTTGTGTCTTTCGATATTCTCCAGATCATACTCTGTATATTGATAGGCGCTGACTATCGGATGTCCTACAAACGGCATATAAAAACCTATATCGTAGTTAGAGTTCTGATAGCAATCTATGGCGTAAATTAGTCCTGTTTTAGTGTCCTTCTGATACCAAATAAAAGCCGTGCCATCCAGTCCGTTATCGATACTGACAAAGAGCGGAAGAGCGGGGTTATACTCGAATTCTTCTATCTTAGTGAGTCTCATATCGTTGGAATAGACCTTGCCTTCGGTGCTACCGTCAAACGACTTCATAACTTCACGGGCAAATTCTTCGTCTGACTTATTTTCTTTAGCCTCTTGCAACCATTTATCATCTCGTTTAGGCACATCATTCCAATCAAAGTCAAATCGTTCAACCTTGCCTCTTGTGCCGTTAATTAGCTTATACCAGTGTGAGTCCCTGCCGTCTTCGGGAGGGGTGCTCATTGCGACTCGGAAATTAGTACTCTCGCCTGCCGACTCCCAAGCGCTTCTGGCAGTCTCCCAAAATCCCATTTCATCAAATCCTATCACCGAACGCCTGCCGCCTCTGCCAAAGTTAGGATTAGAACTCTCGCCTGTTATTGTAGAATTAGTCTTAGAATGCTTCAGAAGCATTGAAGCCCTATGTTCGGTAGAATTGTATCCGTCTAACATCCAGTTAGGCAACTTTTCAAGATTATAGTCAAGTTTGTAGAATAAAGTGTCATTATCGCCCTTCTTATCGACATAGTCTTCCTTCCTTGAACCGATACGAGCCGAGAACTCAGTGAACAGATACTTATGCAAAAGCCATATCATAAAAGTAAAAGTCGCTCCCACGCCTCTGGGTTTATCAATTAACAGGTTAATCTTTTCGCCTGTCCGACTTCGTTTTAAACAGTCTTCTAGCTTTAGGATAAATTCTTCCTGTCTAGGGTAAAGAATGAAGGGTAAGTGGGGATTACTCTCGCGCGGGTCATAAGTCCAGCAGAACATATTTATAAAGAACAGTATGTCTTCTTTGCACTTTCTCAACAACATTGCTCTGATAGTGGGTTTGCTTCTGGCCGTATCCAAGAATTTCAATCTGGCTTTTTTATTTTCATCTAAGTCTTTGGGAATTATAAACATTCAATTGTTTTCATAAAAAAAGCATATCAAATAAATGACTGCTATGTAAATAAGATGTGAATAAGATTTATCATTGATTTTATTATAACACTTTAAAAGGTTTTGTCAAGGGCTGTGAAAATATTATAAAAATTTTTGTAGGGTAGGTGTAGAAATATATAAAAATTTTTCTGGTAGACCATATAATTATATTCCACCAATAGCGGGGCTATACACCCCCTACCTGCCACCTTGCCTAATCGTCTAACCTGCTTAACGCGATTATCTACAGTGCCCCCTTGTGTTTTTACATTCTTAAATTGTAAGCGATAACCTATCATAACACTATATCTATTATCTATTACCCCCGTTGTATTCACTCGGGGCGATTAGCCGCATTGGTTGGTTGTCCGCCTCCCTTGTGGGCTAGCGTGGCGCGTATTGGTAGCTTTTACTTGCGCGGGTATTCCTTGCGGATGTTATGTTTAATTATCTAGTTTTTTACCTCTTTTGTCTCTTTTTTAATTTGGCTTATATTAGCCATTAAATGCTACCTTGGCACGGGCCGGCAAAGACTTAATTGCAGGGTTGTTTTTGTGTGTTTTCCTGTTTTTTTAATGGCTAATCTTAGCGGTTTTATTCTTTTAATAATTCGTTTAATGTGTTGTCTATCTCTTCCGGTTGCATATTATTGATATTATTGACTACTTGGACGGCTATGATTGGCGTTGTATTGTCGTTTTTGAGTATGCCGGTAATCTTCATAAAGTCTCTGTTAGTTTCTCTGGCGTTTGTAAAATCCTTGTCTGCTAAAGCTTCTGATTGTATTTGTTTGTGTGTTTGTATTATTGAATTTTTAGTTATATCGTTATCTACTAATACTTCTTCTATGGTTTTAATCACTTTTACATTGTCTAACATTCTACTAGCTAAACTATCGGCTGATCCTTGCGTTGATTTATGATTTAATAAATAACTTGCTGTTATGTTGCCTTTGGTTTCGGGATTTAATAAGTAATCATTTATTGTTTGAGCTTGTTTTAGTTGCAAGCCGTTTTCAATACTTCTTTTAAAAACTGATTTATTTATTTTCTTGATTGCGTTTTGTTTTTCCGGAGATAATACTTCCAGGGCCTTTATCTTAACTTTGTATGTTTTGGACATAAAATTGATGATTTGCTTTTTTTCTTGCGTTTATATTGACTTATAGGGCGTTTAAATTGATAACTTGATATAATGTAGCTTGCTTTCTATTAACGCAAGCGGTAAAAAGTTATCCACATTATACTATATTCTAGCTATTGCATTATATAATGTATATGCTATAATTAACATTATAATAAGATAACAAAAGATTGGAGGTGAAAATATGATTAAGACTATAACACTCAATATAAATTTTATTGCAGAAGGTAATGTAAAAAAATATGCAAGGGTTATAGAAAATTTTGGGGCTTCTGATTTTCCTACAATAAAAGAATTTATTGTTAGAGTTGAAGAGGTGTTAAAAGAATTAAATGTTTCTGTTGAAAAAACAGGTAATACAGAATTATAATTATTAAATTTATTAAATGCTTATAATAACAATAAAATATGTATATGACAATCAACGAAGCTTTAGTTAAGTTTGATCATTCGGCGCTTCATAAAGCGGAAAGAGATGGAAAACTTGGAGAAATACCGTATTTTAAAGAAATCCATTCTATCCATAAGCCGATAGCTGACGATAAAGAAAAAGGATATTATCTTGATACGCGCGTCAATTATGTGGAAAAAGCAATAAAGCTGAAGTTATCAAAAGAGGAAAAAAACGGCTTAAAAACATTCGTGTATTATTCCGGCGGGCTATTATCAACAGAAAAAAAAACGCAATGATTGAAAAACTTAATAAAGAAGGATTTTACAAAATTAGCGATGATGAAAGTCTGAATGGTCGCAAAATAGAATTCATTTCTGATACTACCGGAGATATTTTCGGCGGAGTTTCAAAACCTATAAAAGGTCGATTGGTATGGAGCAACGCGGATAAAAAACTAATGGCAATGAAGCCGAGAAATACAAGGAGAGGGATTTGGGTAGATAGCTATAATAAAATTTATGTAAAATTATTACCTGAATAATTACAGTATACTCTTATAATTTAATTTTGTCAAGTTTAATCATTAAAATAAAAAAATGGAAACATTCTTAACAACAAGCGAAAGAATGGAGCGCGTAAAATATGAAAGCTATGCGTTCGGATTTATTGCCGGAGTAATCGGTACATTTATAACTTTATTAATTTTTTAAAAATAAAACTATGCAAAAAGGAAGGAGGCGATTATGGAAACTATTGAACTAACAGAAGTAGTATGATATACTGATTAATTTAATTTAATTTAATTTAACAACAAAATTATGAAAAAATATACTTTTGAAAAAGTTTGTGAAAAAACTAAAATCGTGAGCTATCAGTATCGTAATATCGCAAAACAGATAATGAATAGGGGTTACGCTACAAGAGGTCATTGTTATGGAATTAATTATAATGTTTATGACGTCTTTTATTTAGATAAAAACGGAAAAATGCAAACAACATCTTATAATTATGGCGCGACGAAACAACAAAGGGAAGTTTTCGAGAAAGTTTTTAAAAATAATATGTTCAAAGCGCCACTTAATCTAATTACAGTATAACATACTTTAAAAAAACTTCAAGGGCAAGTTTAATAAATTAAATAAAAAAAGAAAGGAGGTGTAAATTATGCTAGTATATGACGAATGGGGATTATATAAACCATCAAAAAAAACAAAAACTAAGTTACCTAAAAAGTATTTTACTTGTGTTTCCACAAAAAAAGTATCTAATCCATTATATAAATTAACAAAAAAACTATGCAAGAAATAATTTTAACTCAAGAAGACCTTGATTTATTAAACAGAACAAAAAAAGTCTTAAAAGAAAGACAAGGTAGAATGAAAGCAACCATTGAAAGGCAATTTGTCGGAATGTCCGTACAGGAACGATCAAACGAAATGAGAAGAAGAAGATTAGGAAATAAAAAGGGCAATTAAGTAAATAATTTATAAATATAGAGCGGGGTTAATCCCCGCTTTTAAATTCCCTCTCTACTTCCTGCCTCAGTCCAGCAAACTCTTCTCCAGCTTCATAACCTCGCTTTTCAGCTTCTTCAATTTTATCTTTAATAAAATCTTTCACATCTTGCTTCCCCAGCCATTTTCCATTTTTGTCTTGACACCATAAAGTTTTTGGAGAGATAAATTTTTTATCAAATTCTATTTCCCATTCCCAATTTTTCATTTTAGTTTATCTTTAAAAATTACAAATTCAAAACTTATTTTAATTACATAATTTAATAATTTGATTATTTTAAAAAAATACATTTTATTTTAATTTATTATTTTATTAAATTCTATGTCTTAATTCATTATCATTTTTAAATTCTAACCTGCTTTGAAAATAATTCTCTAAATCATCGCGGAATTTAAAAACTTCGTTAGGTATATTTTTAGCCGCATAAGTATCATAAATACAGCCATCACTGTCGTAAATTCTATAACGAGAATTTATGCACCAACTATCATTCGTTCTTTTAATTTCCTTAATTATGTATTTTTTCATTATTCATTTTAATTAAAGTTAAAAGTTAATTGATTTAATCTTCTTCCTTTGCAGATAAAATAATATTTCCATTTCATTTTTATTGTGTTTGTTATATATTTTTGCATAGTTATTTAATTTCTCTAACACACCGGAAGCCGACGCTCGTGCTCGCGTACGAAGGCGAATAGTTCAAATTCAGCGTGAACACGCCAGCGTACGCGGCACTGTCCCAATGGCCGCCGCGCTCCAAGGCGACATCTACAAAACAATAAATCCATTCGTAACATACATCTTCCCCATAAGATAATTCTTCAATTCCCAAAAATTCTTTATCTTTATAAGAAATTATTTGATTGCCATTTTTATAGTATTCTAAGAGCATTAACATTTCTCTAATATTTGGCAGTCGAAAACCTAATTTTTCACATTCTTTTTGAGCGTCAAAGTAATTGATATTATTCCAAACTTTTCCGTCCTTGTTTCTCATTTTTCTTTTCATAATCTCAAACGGCTTGACTCCGTATTTCTCAAATAATGCTTGCGGGATTACGGAATAATCAATTTTTACCCATAAAAATGGCAATTCTTCGTCTTCTTGTTTTAAGAAGTTTTTTAGTTCTTCAATCTTTTGTTTTGCTTCATCTATTGTCATAGTTTTATTTTAGTTTATTAGAATTTTTAAAAATCCTTTATTCTGCAAGTCAATGAAGTTAATCGAGATGTTGGAGTTCCTTCCTTATTACAAATAAGCATTTCATTCACAATATATTTTTTAATTTTTTCTCTTTCTTCTTCCCTCACTGCTTCGGCAATTGCTTGATCTCTGATACGGAGATAAGATTTAATATTTCTTTTTTCTTCGTTTAGGTCAGGAAGTTCTGCGCAAATGCACATTGCCGATGATGTTCTTTCGTGAGCTGAACATTCGATTTCAGGAAATTCTTTGTTAAATTTTTCATCTTGTTTTATTATTGTTTCTTTTAAGTTCATAGTTTTATTTTGTTAATTGAGATAATTTAATCATATTCATCTTCTGAAGTAAGGATTGAAGTAATATAAGTTCCAGAAATAAATTGAAATACAAGAATGAATGGAATGGCGATAACTAAAAACGGCAATCCTAACAAAAATCTAATAGTTAATATAGTTTCATTGCTCATAAGTTTTTTAAATTATTGATTACTTGCTTAATCCTACACAGGCAATCGTTGTTGCCTCTATTCCTTGCCGAACAACTGCAATATTCCCACGCTTGCTCGCAAGTAGAACAATAATCCATACCATTCCCATTTTGAGCAATTCTTGCCGAATTTGGATTTTCTTCTGGCAAATTTTCTAACACCATTTTTAACACCTCTTGACGGTCGGAGAGGATAAATGATTTAAAATCATCTTTTAAATTATCTAAATTATAATTATCCTTTAGGTGAGTTGGACTATTCCAATCTAACTTATTATCAAAAAATCTTTTAAATTCATCTAAATCTTGTAAATTTTTCATAGTTTTATTTTAATCCGTTAAGAATTGCGTTTTTAAACTCTCTTAAGGCTATATCACCAGTACTGTCTTTAACCCAATTTAAACGCTCTTTGGAGAATATATCAAGTATTTCTTCCCTCACCGCTTCGGCGATGGCTTGGTCTCGGCAATGGAGATAAGACTTCCAGTCTTCTTTTATTATTTTTGTGCCATTACTGCTAGAGCGCAACATTGGATTATTTAAAATTTTCTCAAATTTTTCGTCTTGCTGTTTAATTGTTTCTTCTAAGTTCATAGTTATTTGGTTCGGTTAGGTTAAAATTTCCTCCTTCGTAAAGTCGGTAAAATTGTGAGAACATATTACGGTTGGTTTCTTCGGCAAACTATCCAATTCCAATTCAATCGCTCTTTCTATCATTAGGTCGAAAGCATCTCGGGTATGATTACGGACTATAATTCCAAAATTCCATTTGTCTTTATCTTCATTGAGAATTTTATTATTTTCAATTGCCCACTTACCGTGGATTTTTTGAAACTGTTTATCCGATAATAATTCGCGGATTATTGATTTTTCCATAGTTATTTTAAATTATTTTTAATTTTTTAATTTTAATTTATTTATTTAAAATTTTCCCTTAAAAAAATGTATATTATACACTCTTCTTGTATTTTTGCTTCCGCAATATACACAAACATTATCATCATCGTTCCAAAATATTTTTCCGCAATTTGTTTCTCCGCCCTTACTTCCCTTGCAAATAAAATAATATTTCCATTTTATTTTTATTGTATTTATTATTGATTTTTTCATTTATTTTAGATTATTTATTATAGTTTAGAAATTTGCTGTTTTTCGTAAGATTGAATACTCGGAAATTCTACATAAACACCGGTTCTTTTACCTATTATTCTATTTATGTTATCGAAAATTAAATCTATTTCGTGTCTTTTAAGTTGTCTTGTTGATTTTGTCCCATAAAGAGATTTTTGGACTGGTCGCCACAAATATTCTTTAACCGTGTAATCAGTCCAGCTAATATCCACCATTGGCGATATGGTTTTTCTCATATCAAAACCCGCTTCGTTAAGCGCTTGAGCTAGTTGCGTAAACCAGAGGTGAATTGCTTTATTCTGCTGAGAACTTCTTACTTGGGCGATATTTTCCAGTTCTAATATCTTGCAGTCTAGACTTTTTAATCCGAAAGTAAGCAATTCTTTAGCTTTTACGCTATCAGCCGCATTGATTGATATTTTTATATTAAATTCGTATAGCATATTTTAGCCTTATTTTCTTATTTTAATGCCTTCTTGTTATACAGGCAATTCTTCACCACCCATTATATCAATTATTTCTTTGGCTTTTTTACCTTCTTGAAATGGGTCTTTCCCCGAATATAAAGCTTCTAAGTTAACTGACTTGTTTTTATATGCCTCTTGAACTTCAACTTTTATCTCCGTATGAGGATTAGGCATAACCGAATATTCAGTTTCAAATCCTTCGCCTGAACGAGTGATTGAAATGTCATACTTCTTCGGATCTCCCCACTTCGGATTATCAACTAAAGCCTTAATCGGTTTTTGAATGGTCTGTTGAGTTATTTCCAATATCTTAATCGCCTTGTCTTGATAATCCCATACCACAAAAGCCCAAAAATGCTTAATACTTATCTTTCCATCTTTGCCGATTTTAATATCTTCGGGTATATCGTTAAATTTTTCCTTATTTCTGACTGGCTTGTTAACGGTAGTCCAGTATTCCCAGCCAATGATTGCCGAGCTTAAAACTCTGAATGTATTTTCCCCGTCTTGCAGTTTAAAATAATTACCGCTGGAGACAGGAACTTTGTAAGAACTAGGAAGGAAGCTCATACTTTTATATGTCGCCAAGATACATTATTTTGTATTGACCATATTTGGCTAATACTTAAATTGTATAATTTGGCGGTTTCTTTTAATAATTTAATATTTTTTAAAATTCTAATTTCTGCTATTTGTTTTTCTTTTACTTTGGATTGATGATTGTTTTCACCAAAAGACTTTTTACCAATCATAAGTCCTGTATAAAATGCGTGTTTCGTATTTTCAGAATAAGTCGCCCATTCTAGATTACACAGATTATTATTTAATTTATTACCGTCTTTATGATTTACCGTCTTTTTATTGTCTGGATTTGGTATAAAGCTTTTTGCAATCAATCTATGTAAATATTCCAATTTTGTAATTCCTTTTTTAGATAGACCAACGACCTTATACCCATTAATTGCTATTTGAATTTTTAAATATCGACCTTTTTTAACCCAGTGTTTAACTCCATTCCAGCAAATTTGTTTTTTAGAATAAACTTTGCCATTAGGATAAATTAAATACTGATTATTATATCCTGACACACACTTTACCATAATTTTATACATAAAATCCCGCCGGATATAATAGCGTTGAAACGATTATACCAAGAGGGATTTTATGTTCAACGCTAATAAATTGTATCTTTAGTATAATCCTTTTTAAACTATTTGTCAAATATCATTTGGTAAAAATCCCATATTGTTTTTTTTAATTATTTAATAAAATCTCCTTTAACCTTTCTCTTGTCGACCTTTTCGTCTGTTGCTCTTATGCTAATAAATTCCGTTTCAGAGATTTCAGTTCCTTTAATCGGTGTTCCTTCTTTAACAATCGTCTTAGAAAATTCCTTGAATAAGTCATTGAGCTTAACTGCGGTATATTCCTTGTCTAATCCTCGGCTTTTAAGTTCTTCAATCACTTCGTTTTCATTGATAACTTTTAGTGTTTTTCTTACACTTAAAGAAACTGTTGCGGTGGCAAATCTAACACTAAACTGACCACTAGACTTCAACTCTTCCATAATTGCGAATTGCTCTTTATCTCTTAATACTTTAAGCGGCGCAACTTGTCTTTCGTATTCTTCATCGATCTTAGATATCTCTGCTCTAAGCATTAATAAGTCTTTTGTTTTTGTTTCTAAAGTATTCATATTATTTTTTAATAGTTAAATCCGTTAATGCTTGCATTGCTTTACTGAAGTCCGCACCAGCCCACATATTGTTCATAAACTCTTTGACCTTTACCTTTCTGTTCTTTTCTTCTTCTAACTCTTCCTTTTTCTCAAACGCCGCTTTTTGTCCCGCTATTGATACAATCTCGTCGTCGGTTAAGTTAAGTTTAATCCCCAGATATTCTAGGGCATCGATTTTATCCCAAATAGGCAGGACGGATAAAATATCGTTTATTTTTTCTTCTGCTGTTGTCATAATTTTTAACACCCCCTTTCGCTTGCTCTAAAAGCCATTTTTGGTTAGCTTCTTTTTCTGTCCAAGAAAGCCGTTCTTGCGGAGTTATCGACCTTTTTTTATTTGTTTTCATTTTTCTTTTTTTCCCGCCTTTCTTTTCACCTCGTAAATGAGTTTGAGCCCATTTAGTTTTCGCAATTCCTTTGCCGTGTCCTCGAAGACTGCCTATTCTTTTATTTCCTGCCATTTTTTTTAAGTTGCCATTAAACTAATTATTGCCCAAATTATAATTACTAATATCGCTAACCCGACCCCGCCGATTAAGGCGTTTAGCGTTTCTTTTTTTTGTTTTCGCCTCTCTAAAAAATGAAGGTAATCTTCATAATGATACATAGTTTTTAGTTAATTGATTAAAGTTTATTTTCTTCTTCATAATGGTTCAGATTGCGCCGCTTGTTTCTCACGCCGCTCAAACTCCGAAAGGAAAAGTTCTTTGGCTTCCCACCGACCCTTATCGCACGACCAACACGTCTTGAATAGAATCACGTAATTGCAATCAGCAATGCTCCATTGTTTTTCCCCACATTGGGGGCAGTTGAGGTTTTTCATTTTATTTTATTATTTTATTAAAATCTTTCCAAAATACCCAAATTCCATTTTTGTTTTTTAAACCTTGAGATTAACTCGCGGTTAATTATTACAAATGGGGTGTACCCCAGAGAAGAAATTACTTCATTATATCTGTTGCGTTTTCAAGATATTTGTCTAGTGATTTATTAAGAGCGGATTTTCTTAATAACTTATTGGCTAATCTTTTTTCTTTGCCTTTTTTACTTATTTTTATAAAATGTTTTGTGCCGTATTTCTCAAAAGTAGATTTTCCGCCTATTTTTCCCATTTCGCTGTTAGTTAATTCAGTCATATTTTTGTTAAACCTATCAGATTACCTTTTTTAAATTTAAATCGCTTAAAAAGTATAGGTATTGGTAAATTTTAGCTTCCTAATGTCTTATATCCAAACTTTTCTTTGCATTTATCGCAAATATTCCTAATTTCATCGTTTAAATCCATTCCTTTTTTAATTTGTCCGCCCCACAAATGGTCAAAACAGAATTTTTTTTTGCACTCATAGCATTTCCATACGGGATTTGTCCGACCTCTTGGCGTTTTGCAAATAGAACATCGGGATATTGGAATTAGTTTAAGTCTGTCTTTAGTTTTTTTTATCCATATTTTAATTTACTTATATTTACATTCTAGCATACCTATTAAATTTGTCAAGCGTTTGATAGTGGATAACTTTTTTATTGAAATTTCAGATTTGATTTTTCCCAATGCTCTCTAATCTCGCTGAAAGGCATTGAGGAATAGTTTATCATATTTAAAAATCCCAACGCCTCGAATAATATCTGTTTTTCTCTTTGTTTTATTGTGCCATTTTTTAAATTAAAAATTTTGCTTGAAACACAATTTGATATTTCCTCTATCATTTTTTTCTTTTGTATTTCTAGTCTTTTAATTTTATTTTGTTTTATCTCCATATTTTTCTTAAATTAAATTATTTTTATTAAGTTTATTAAAAAACTCCTCTGCTTCTTCTAGGTCTTTTTTAATTTCAATTTTTAAATTATCAAACTTTTCAATTTCTACGGAGCTTCTAGTTTGAATGTCGGATATTTCTTTTATCATTCTCCAAATCTCTTTTTCATTTTCCATATTTATATGTTAAATTATTGAATTAAAAATTTTCGTAGTCATAACTTTTTATTCCTTTTAAAAATTCATCTTTATCCAGATTAAAAAGTTCAAACTGTTTAAGAATATCTGTCGGGTCTTTTTCTGTTATCTCAAAAACTTTTATGTCCTTTTCTTCGCTCCAAGTATCACAATGACAACTGCAACCTGAAGCATAAATCCAATATAATTTTCCATTTTTGTCTATTCCATAGCTCTCAAGGTCTGAACTTCCATAGCCATACTCGCCTTCAAACTTTCCAGTGGCAAAAATAACAAATTCTTCTTCATCTATTTTTGATTTTGGTAATTTTTCGTAATTATCTTTTAGTAATTTTAACATCTTATTTATTTCCATATGTTTATTTTAAATTATTGATTTTTAATGCTTAATATCAAAACAATACCGCTTTCCCTCATCAATCGCCACTAAATTATGGTTAAAAGGATTATCCGCCCAAGCTATTCTTTTGGCTTTTTTCAATAAGTCAATTACAGATTTTTTATCCCAGTCTGCCCCAATAAATCCTAGGAAACAATGTATTTTTTTTCCCTCTTTTTTAACTTCTTTAATTGCTTCGTCTCCTGTTATTACCACGACTTCATTATGTTTCATATATATTGTATTAAATTATTGATTAAACTATTCTTTAAAATCTATTTTTAGTTTTTCACAAATTGTATTAGGAACTCATATTCCGCTTCTTCGTATCTTTTTTGTAAAAGTTTGCTTGGTTTCATATTTATAAATTAGTTATTGAATTAAACTTTTTTCTATAATTTTTTAATTCTTCTTCCCAGTGTTTTTTTTCTTCTCCTGTGGTGCTTCTAATAAAATCAGGCAATACTTCTCCTGCATATTGACAATCTCCTCCGCAAAATCTTATATGAGTTCTATCGTTATCATATGAATCTAACTCGTATCTTTCTCCACAAAAATTACATTTACATACTTTAGTGTTTACTTCCATATTTTTATTTTAAATTATTGATTAAACTGATAACTTGACCATTAACTTTTTTCTCATAGCGTCTATTTTATCTTGTTGCTCTTTGCGATACATCTCGGCGATTTCGGGATCGCCACCCTTGATAGCTTCTTCTTCAGCATAATTTCTTCGGTGTTGAAGTTCGTCCAGCGTTTCTTCTTTTCCCGATATTCCATCCAAAATATATTTTGTTGTTGTTTGCCATTTCCGCTTTTCGCCTAATTTGGGAGTTTCCGTCTGAAGCCAGCCGTTTTCCAAATACCACACTGTTATTCCCCTGTCCAACAAAAATCGACTTCCGCAATCAGGCAACTTTCCGTCATTCATTGCCCGCATTTGTCCGTGAACAGTTGACGGGATATTTTCTTTATGCTCTTTTAATTGATTTTCAAAATCGCCGATTGTCTCTTTTAGTTCTTCAGTGGATTTCTGCCACACTGGCGTAAAAACTTTTTCTTCTTCTTTGTCTTCTAAATATTTCATATTATTTGATTAGTTTTTTAATTTCTTCGGGCTTGTCTATATACTTTCCCACACTCTCCAGCGTCCAACGAAAATCGGCGTATTTTTTTAACAAACTCATTGTATGAATAATCTGCTCTTTGGAATATCCTTTTAAAAGGCAGGCGGAGCGGGAGTTTCTTTTAATAATTGAAGAAAGTTGGGCGGAGTTGGCGGGTTTAAGTTCTTGTATATCGATAAATAATCCTATAGCCGGTAAATGCTCGACCTTACTATTTACCAACTTATCTGTTTCTTCTTCTAAATTAAAAGTTTTAGCCTCCGCAACGACTTCAGGCGTTGCATATGTTCTTAGTTCTTCTTTCTTAGGTTCTTCTTTGTTGTCTCTTTTGGACACCCCTTTGAGTTCCTTTTGGACACCCCTTTGAGTGCTTTCAGACACCCCTTTGCTATCAAGGTGTTCGCTTTCAGACACCCCTTTGAAGTAATAATCGGTATTCATTTTCCATATATCATTTACAATATAACAGTTAATTGCTTGTTCCCCTCCTTCTGTCATTACTGGCTCTTTCCCTATTTTTATTATCCATTCGTGTTCTATTAGATATTCTAATGATTTTTTAAGGGCTTTTCTGCCTATTCCCAGTTGTTTTAGAAAATATTTTTCCCCCGCTTTGCATTTTTCTTTTTCACCAGTTATTCGTTTCATTTGCAGATATAACGCTTGATCGACTGCTGTTGAATGATTAAGAATAAAATTTGGAACTTGAGTAAAATATTTCTTATCGTTTGAGTTATTTATAATATCCATTTTAGTATAAGCTAAAATCAGTTGAATAATTAAAAAATCCTTACAATCAAAACGGACGAAGCAACATCGTTCAAATGCAGACTCCGTCCGTGCTGATAATAAAGTATATTTTTTTGAACGATGTTTTTTATCTGCATAGTTTTTATTATTTATTCTATTCTAACATATCTAAAATTCTTGTCAAGTCTGATTGTGGATAACTCAAAACTTATAAACGTATCTTCTAGGGTTTTTTCTGTAAATTATTATTTCATTAAATCCAAGAGCGAAAATCAGTTACGCGCACTTAGTCCCGGGTCTTAGTGCCAGCGATTAACGAAAAATCTCCAATAATGATAATCTTCCGTACTGGTAGTGATATAGCCAATACCCAGTTTTTTAAGAAAAGGAGTAATTGAAAATATCCATCGCCAAAGTTTATTACTTTTGAATTTGAGTTTTAGCATAAATTTAGGTATAGGCGGGTAGATAAAATGTTGCGGTTTTCTATCTATTTTATCCCGCCTATTCTGCGCGGGGTTGCTCGTCCTAACGGTCGAGTCCCCATATTTCGAAATGCTTCACGGCAGAACGATTCCGCATTTCTAGGGTTTTGCAACTAAACCCTGTATTATCTACAAAAGTAGAAATCAAATATAAATATTAAACTAGGGTTTTGCTAAAGCCGTGGGATTTCCTGCTTACCCAGCAAAACATCAACACCTTGCGATAAGCCATTCTTTTGAAGTACTGCTCTGATTATTAAGAGTATCACGCTTAAAACCAATACTCCCACCGCTTCATAAAACTTACCCTCGATGTTATCCACGCCCCAAGAGGCCAATGTGATAACTATAAGCATTATAATCCCGTTCACGCTTTCGTCTTTTATAACTGTCATATAATTTAATAACTGATTATTAGTTTTTTATTTCGACCTTTAATTTTTCCGCTAATGTAATTAGTTTGTTTGCCATTTCGTCCGCTGTGTTGGCGTATTCAACAACTCCATTAAATTCCTCAAAACGCCATTCCCCTTTTTTCCAGCAATTGAAACGATAAAGAGTTTTATCTTCTATCGTTTCTTTTCGCAGTTCCCAATCTAAATTTTTATTGATTATATCAATCATTTGATTTACGAAATTATAAAACCATTTTTACCTTTTATTATTTCTTTATTATTGAATTTAAGGAAAGGAAGCGTTATTCTAAATATATTATCAATATCCGCCTCTTTTAAATATTCAATCCAATTTTTTCTTTGGCATTCGGGACAAAAACCTGTCCATTCATTATTTATTTCACACATTTGAATTCTTTTTATCTTCCTTTTTTTAAATTAGCGACAAACTTTTTCCAGCTGACGGTCTTTCTTTTGGCAAATTTTAAATGTTTTTTTTCTTTTTTTAAATCTATAATAAATTTTTGCCATTCCTTAATCTCTTGATAAGCAAGTTCCAGCCAATCCTTATATTCCTCTTTGCTTATTTTTCCATTTAATAAATATTCAATTTTGCTATTTCTCATATTTTATAAAATTCCTAAAATATAACTGCAGGACCAAGGTTGGTATCCTCTTTTCAGATATAAATCATACGCTTCGGCGATATTGATTTTATAATCAAAGTATTTTTCATCGTAAGGACGGTTTAATTGCAGGACACCCATTGAAGGATAACCTGTTATAGTAGCGTCATCCCAATTTATCGCTTTCGGATTAAAACTACTTTCACATTTTACGATTTTAAGCATTATCGCCACATCCCAGTCATATTTTTCTATCTCTTTTACTATGGTTTCTATTTCAGGCAACACATCTTGCGAAATTTGAGGTATTAAAACAGGTCTTGTCTCGGTTATCGGTATTTCAATTGTCGGATTTGCTTTTTCTTCATTATTATTCGTTTCAGTTTTAATTTCTATCGTAAAAACTAGCAATAATGTCGTTAAAAGAATGGCAATCCGTGTTAAAAATTGTAGTTCATATTATTAGCCTTTGATAGCAACTAAATCTTCTCCTCTATTATAAATTGATATGTCAGTCCAGTCAACCTTTAAATCTCTATTTACTACGCCTAAATTATGCAGGGCTTGCAAGGTTTCAAGATTATAAATTAAATAAATCTTTTTATCTTCGCCAACTACGAATTGATCTTTTTTGTTTAATCCATCGCCAATTATTTTCATAGTTTTATTTATTGGATTATTTATTTTATCTACTAAAACCCATAAATCAAAAAGATTTCCTAAATAAGAAGCGTCAAACCAGCCCCAGCCCGCTAAGCCCCAGCCATTCCAGCTATTAAGAAAACCTATCATCTTTTTACCATTGATTATTTTCGCTTTTCCGAGATAAACAGCGTGTCCCCATTTGGGAGTTATCGGAGGTTTAACGAATGCCGTTTGCCAGCCCGCGTCATCTCCTTCAAATCCACTTACCAGCCCGTTGTTGTCTCGTATCATTTGAGCTATCCATTCCAAATCATTATGCGTGGTGGTGGCGTAGCTTTTAGAAGCGTATAAATACGCCTCTTCGTCATTGTCAGGTGTTGGTTCTCTCATAAATACTTCATCAGGCGGTTGGCTGTATAGATAACTAGGAGCTGTTTTTTCAGTCGCTACGCCTCTTTTAACGGCTAATTTGAAGCCGTCCATTATATAAGCCCCGCCTTGCGGTTGATAAATGCGAGAATACATATCTTTAGCGGATAAATCTACAAATCCCTCTTCTAGGATATTTAACACTTCGAGATATTTAGAAATCGCCTGTCCAACACAACTGGAACTCTGCCCTTGGTTTTCCACTTTTAAAACTCCGGTTTTGGCTTCGATGTCAAAACCTTTTTCCCAATCAAAGGCTTTTAGCGCGGCGGCGCAAACTAATCCTTCATATTTGTAATTTCTTGGGTCGGGAGGAGATTTTATAGCTCCTTTTCCAAAATTTATTTTAGTCATTTGTCCTTTTTTTATTGCAGTTTAAGCACTTAAAACTTTCCCATTTTTTAGTATCTTTACGGACATCGAAATCCAGCTGGTTAAGAAATCCGCAGTCGCAACGATAAACTGGATTTTTATCGGGTAATTGAGCTTGTTCGTAATATTGCCAGTTTTTCATTGAATTATTTTTATCCAAACATTATTTTTAAAATTATCTATAACTTGCTTTTCTTCTGTAGGTCTTAAATACCCGCCGTAAAACTTTTTAAGCCGTCCTATCAATCCTTTCTCTCTGTATTTTTCTGTTTTTTCTTTCATACACTTCTTGCAATAAACTTGCAATTTATCGCGAGTATATCCGCTCTTTGAAAATTCCGCATAAGTTTTACAATTAGGGCATAGTTTCATTGATATAGTTATTGGTTTTGCCATTAAGATAATTTTCTACTTCGATAAAGTTTCCTTTAAATGTCAAATTTGCTTGCCGTATCAAATCTTTCTCCCATTTAGAGCCAAAAATATCCAGCATTGCTTTACGAAACCTAAAAGGCGACTGATGAGCGCTGAATAATCCAAATGTATGGCAACTAGCGCATAAAGCAATTAAATTAGGCAAATACCAGCGGGTGGATTTTATGCGGCGACCCTCGCAGTGATGAATATTTATGTTGGGGTTTCCGCAAATAATACATTTACTGTAATTCTCTTTAGCTTTTTCACGGGCTAGTTGATCAAGTTTGCGAATTTCTTTTTTTGTTATATTTTTATTTTAAATGGGAGAAA